AATATACCCCAGGACATGCTTGGATACACGTACCGCGTGGTGATTGTCACTGGGCATGCCGCGCCGGATCTCCCCTGGTATCCAGGATGATGATACGCGGGATCGGGATGGCGTGTCTACACTATCGGCATAGAGTGTGATTAGTACCCCATTGACCTCCAGGTGGACGCCCACGATTGAGCCATCGTATGTCATGACCTTGCTAGTGTTGGAGACAGCGAGGTTACCGGATCGTTCATACCCGGTACCTACCCTGTTACACCACAGGTGTAGTAAGTTTCGTTGTGTTTTAGCCATAGTTGTTTAGTCTGAACCTCCACCACTACGGATAGGTAGGCATTGTTAGTGACTAACTATCCGCGTGGTCAGTGCTCAGTACATGCTATCCCATGTTGTACGGGCGCGGCGCGAAGTACATCATGGTTTCGACCCCATCCCTCACCAGTGTCACGTCCAGCCCAGCGAGGGAACCACTGGCCTGCCGTGAGTAGTCGCAGTACTCACCGTAGATGGACCGGGCACGATTGTAGTCACGTCCCTGGTGTACACGGCCAATGCCTTCCACTGTCACCCAATATATGGGCAGCTTGGGCTGGGCATTGGCTTGCGCGGCCATGGACTGGGCGGCGGCGGCGAGTTGCTCCTCCCGGTTGAGCCGGTCGATGATGTCCATCTGTTCTTCTGTCAGGGCAGAGGCGGCGATTGCCCTAGCCCACTTGTCTAGCTTAGCCATTGCGACGTACCTCCTGGATAGCTGTCGTGATTGCGGCGTTGAGGCGCTGTTGACAGGCGTTGCATCGCACGCCCTGCAAGGCACGGCCCCGGCGGCAGATGCGGCACGCCCGTTGGTTGGTCTTGATCTTTGTCATGTGATTGGTTCTCCTTATTGTCTACTACTTGCTGTCGTTCGGCGCGTCGTCGCTCTCGACCACCCGCCACTCACGCACTGCCGTCCAGCGCCATGACAGGGATTGACCGGCGTCCTTGGCCGCAGCTTCAGTGCTGTACCGCACGCCGGTGCCCACCCACTTGCCGCTGTTGTCGGCGATGACTTCTACTTTGTACGATCCCATGTCTAGTTCTCCTTGGGTTGGTTGGTTGACTGTTGGGCTACCGTTTCAAGAACAGCTTGCCTATCTGCACGTTGTCGAAGAACACGGTGACCATGATCTCGTCGTCCCTGTCCAGCGAGGGCAGGTAGTACTCATGGAAGTCCTTCTCATTGGACTCGATGTTCTGGATGAACTTACCCTTGCGGGTGATGGTGTAGATCAGTTTCATTGTGAGCTTAACTCCTTTGTTTAGCATAACTTAACGCTTGACCACCGCATCCTTGCCGATGAGGTCACGTAGCAGGGACATGCCATACTTGTGCATGACCGGGCCTTCACTGCCTGCGCTGTTCCAGCCACCCTCGCCTGCCCAGAACTGATCGGCGATCTTGTCGGGTACCTCGACGAGGTGATGGCGGTACTTGACAGGCACCTTCTCGTAGTCCATTGAGTTCCCATCACTGCCATAGGTGCCGCTCACGGTGAGCCAAGTGTTGCCGATGCGAATGTTGCCCATCATGAACTGGCCGAGTTGCTTGAGCGTGACCCTGCCGACGAAGGCGTAGAGCTTGTGCATGTCCACGCTTGGCTCCACCCAGCCATCCTTGTGGACAGGGCAGTACTTGGCGTAGTAGTACGCCTCACCCGCACAGCTACAGCGGTTGCGGTCACTGCTGTCCTTGTACGAGTGCCGACCCAGCCAGTAGGGTATGGGGGGACCAAGGACAGGCGGGTTAGCCTCCTCCTCCATGAGGGACTGGTTGTGGGTGAAGAGGGCAAGGAACATGCCCCCATCGTTGCGTCTTGTTATGTACATAGACTGTTCTCCTTTCATCCAGGGACAGGGGTTAGTCACTAACTGTCGCCCCTAAAGGGGACTCCTCCCTGCCACTGATGACTGTAGACTAGCCGTCTGTCCTACGTACCACCTTGCCACCCTTGGGACCGCCTATCCCATGGATGTAGTCGTACCACACCATAGGCTTGAATGCCGGGTACTTGCGGCCAAGCTGGATGCCCATGACCGAGATGTCATCCAGCCACTGGCGGTACATGTCCGACCGCTCCCGGTACTGCGGGTCAGTGATGTCGGGTACGTGGGGCCGACTGTATCTAAAGCAGTCGGCGATCATGACGAAGTCCTTTGCTTTCATGTGATTAGTTCTCCTTGTCTGTCTATTGGTCAGCGGTTAGGCGTGCCTGCTGCCACGCCGAAAAAGAATGCCATGATGATGAGCAGCACACAGCCTATGGTCATGCCTTCCACCGCACTTTGCCCTGGTGCTCCTTGACTACGTCGCCATCCCGTAGCAGGGCGACGCTCTCATACCCGGCGATACCCCAGCCAGCGATACTGAGCTTGACATAGCTGTCGTACTTTGTCTCGGCATCCACTTGGCCCGTGCCGTTGTAGACATGGCCTATGCCGCCGACGATCACCTCGTAGTGGTGGTTGCCATCGCCGGACACTAGTTTCTTACGCATTGATTGGTTCTCCTTATCTCGTTGACGCTAGCCAACTAAGCGGTGCAGCACCCGATGATGCCGCACCTCCCTAGCAGTCTATCGCTTGGCGAACTGAGTGTTGCCGCCGCCGCCATAGCTACCCAAGCCACGCTCTTTGGCCACCGCCATGACTGCGGCAACCTCGGCGAGGTGACATTCGGTATCTGTTGCGCACCCGCCGATTGTGGTACCACGTGACATCTCCGCTTCCGCATCGACCGACGCCATCTCGACAGCCATGTACTTGTCGAACATGCTATCTGCCGTGTAGAAGGCATAGGTCATGACCGTGGTGAAGGCCAAGCAGCGGATGAACTGATTGAAATTTCTCATGTGATTGATTCTCCCTAAGTTGTTGATATCACTGGGGTTAACCAGCTAATGGGCCAGTGCGACATGCGCCCTGCCCATAGCTGCCCAGGGTTAATGCACCTGGGAGAGCAATACCTGCCGTGACTGAGTGTTCACGACTCGCCACGATACGCCTAGCCCGTCGAGACGCCGCGCCTCACGCTGTGCCTTGGCTAGGCTGTGGTGAAGTGGGCCATTCCCTGACCAGTAGGGGACATTGGCAGACTTGAATTGAACGATGAAACGGTCCATGTGATTGATTCTCCTTGCGTTAGTGTGGCCAACCAAGGAGCACAGCACCCGTAGATGCCGTACCCTTTAGCAGTCCCCTAGAGCTTGACGGTCGAGACGTTCGAGACGGTCCAGCCAAAGCTAGCCCACCGTCCACTGGTTGGCACGGCAGCCTTGTCGGACACGTATCGCCGCATCTCGATTGAGCGGTTCCCTGGTATCTCCGAGTCCAGCGACACGGCAGCGTCCTGGCTGGCCGGAAAACACTGGTCGTAGCGGAGCATGTCCATGGGGAACGATCCCTTGCCCATCACGAAAAAACGCTGGCTATACTTCATGCGGTAATTCTCCCCATCGCGACGGACTAGACATCCGAGACGCGAATAGGCCACCCCCGAGAGACAACTCTCCCGTGGATAGCCTATTCGTGGGGGTGTTTGTCGGTACACCCCAGACCGCTAGCGACTAGTTATCGCCTTTGTTGGCGAGAGCGGCATCGTTCGCCTTGAGGAAGGCGCGGATCTCGGTGGCGGCATCGAGCAGAGCATACATCTGCTCTTTGTACAGCGTGACGGGAAAACGGGCACCCAGGTTGTAGATGGACATAGCGCGTTTCTCGGAAACCTTGAAAACCAGCGGACGCTTGACTTTGACGACGGGTTTGGCAGCAGCGAGCTTGGCATTCTCTGCCTTGAGACGGGCGATCTCGGCCACCACGGCGGGATCGACAGCTTGGGCCTTGGGTGCCATAGCCTTGGCAACGGCATCGGCGACGGCAGCGGCAATGATCGCCGAGATGTCCATCGCGGGGGCAACAGACGGTACTGTCGCGATGCCATTGGTTACGGTCTTTTTGACGGGGGTGTTGAAAGCCATGTGATTAGTTCTCCAGTAGCTCATTCCCTGTATACCAGGACGGCTATGGCGGTACAGATACACTTATCGCATCTATATCGCCATAGCCGTACCGCCCGACATGCCTAGCCACGTTTCGCGGTGACGCAACTCTCGCGGAGTTATCGCGTTCCACTAGTTAGTGACTAACCGTCAGGCGGTCGTATCTATGTTGTGAACCATGGGCTACACTCTGCGCGTACCCTAGGCCACTGTTAGTTTTTACCACTGACCTTTCGCTCAAGCATCGACGCGCCTACCAGTGGTCATACCAATACGCTGGAATTGTTAGGGACAACGTATGCCGCGCCGTCATTGCTAGGCCATGGGAGTGGAGATTTACTTAGTCCCGTGGCTACCAGCTAGAGTTTCGGACACACGTATCGTCAACTAGCTTATGTCATTTAACCTACGCGGTACCATCGCGTCACAGGGTTACTATCGTCTCGACAGTCCTGTAAACCGACGTCTCGCACATGATCGTATCGTCCGACTAGGTGACCTACGCGCCGTGTTCATTCTCAGTTACTCTGCGATATTGGCTAACCGCTTCGCTGATGCGCGCTTGATACGATGTTATTTGTAAAGATCTGAGGTAGTCTCCGCTATCTTCGCTCTAGAGCTTTTCTGTCTCGCTCTCGGATTCTGCGGCGGAAGCAATACTAGTGCAAGGCGCGTGCCAAACTCAAATTTGCCTTGCCAGACTCAATAGAATCATGAGGATGTGTACTTTATGACGCAAAGTAACCGTGCCAGACTGGTAGGAATGACTGGTAAAACATGCACTATTTACCTAGTTTGGCCAAATCTACAAGGTAAGGTTTACAAGGCACCTCCGCTAAGTCCTTTAGAATCAGTAAATCGACCCTGGCAAATGGCTAAGTCCTTTAGAATCAACAAGATGCGTAGTAAAACGATTTACTAGTCCCAGATTTGGCCTGTTTTGTTGAAAACAAAGGAGATATAGTTGTTAGTGACTAACCGACAGGCGAAGAAAAGGCGAACATGCGTGTCGGCTGTGGTTGCGTGGCCACCTAAGCCTACTTTGAACGCGGCGTCTCGTTATTTTTGTGTGCTATATAAAGGATACAAATGCGGCCGCAATACCATTGGTAAGCCACGCGAGACACGTGGTACGCGAGGTACGTAGTGATAGACACGTGGTACGCGAGGTACGTGCTACGTGGTACGTGGTACGCGAGACACGCGAGGTAAGACAAAGGTACGCACCCCCCGCGCGGGGCCAGGGGGCGGGCGGATGGGTCCCATGGTGTACGCTGGACGAGACCAATTTTTGAACTATCGGGGCATAAAATAATATGCTATACTGAAATAAACGGCTGGAAATAGCTGTTAGTGACTAACTAAAAGGAGAACAGATGGCGAAAAGTGGTAAATGGTACCTCGGACAGGACGAGTTGCTGGTAAATCCGCCCGTGCCGCCTAAAAATGGGGTATGGATGGAGATAGACGAGAGTAAATTGCGCAAAAAGGGGCCGAAGTTAGTGACTAACTGCGCGGAATGCGCGGAAAAGGAACGCCACGTACGTATGCGAGACCGCAGAATCGTAGAATTGGAGGCAAAGTTGTCAAATTGTCGCGCAAAACTACGGCAGGCGCTGTCAGTTAGTGACTAACTCGGTGAAATGACACCCTCTAGGAGCGATTGTACATGGAACCCACGTACTCCCCCACAGGGGGCACCGTATTTTCACGTCCTGTGGCAACGTCGGCACGAATTTCACCTTAAAATGAGGTTAACCCACTGTGTTTTCATATATTTAACCACATTTCCTTCGGATATATACAGTATATTCTTTTTGATTTTACCCGGGTAATTCTACCTACTTTTCTATTTTACCCGGATAAAATTTGCAAAAAATAGTCTATATACTGTACATTTACGAAGAAACCAAAATGCCAAAACCGTCCCATCTCGAACTTTTGTCAAAAGGCACCCAGTCATTTACCCCTGATACCCTGTTCCTGGCCCTTGGCGGGGCCTACACGCACGAAAATCTACTTGCCGCGTGCGGGAGGCTACCCATACGTGATCAGCGCCTCCTACGCCAAATGGTGAGGAATTTCACTCCGTGGCTAAAATGGCGGGGGTTAGTTACCAACTCGCAATTCGCCGACCTGTGGGAATTTGCGACAGATAAGACGCCAGTATTGCAAATCTCCCCAGCGTCACGAGCACGGCTGGAGCACGCCCTTGCCACCATCGACCGCACCAACGTTTACCACAACGTCCAGTGCAATGCCATGTTCATGCTGGCCCTCGGCCTGGGTATTCATCCCCGCCACGCCTATACGCTGACACTACTCGACATCGCACGCATACGTTCCCTATTAAAGTCCCTGCACTGCTACACCCAGTGGGCCTGGACCTATATCGACAAGTTAGTCACCAACAGAGGCGTCCATCTACGTCGTGGCCGTTACGTGCCCCAGCTATTCATCACCTACGGCACCGGCACCCCCATCGACCTCGCCACAGCCCATGGTTTGGCATCCCGCTGGAAGGAACTCTACAGTCTCAACGCACGCGAAGCCATCCTCGCACACCGCACCATGGCCGTGGAGTTCGCCGGTAACCGCCGCGCCATTACTACCCTATATAAGGAGATATTCACCGCAAATGAAAAACACCCAGGCCGATACTCGACTCCGTCAGACAGTGGAGTCCCTGTCCCGCCAGTTGCACCACCCAGTGACCCTGCCCCTGTCACCCATCCATACTGGGATGGCACCGCCCGTGATACGCAATCACTCAAGTCCATCTCTACCGCACTCCAGCTTGCCAACCACCGGCATTTTATCCGGCACAAATACCTCGCTGCGCGCCGAGATTATGATCATCGCCAATACCTGCTTGGATCACATGCCGAACCGCTCGATAGCGATCCTATCTAAACGTAGTGGGGTCAACGTACAAACTATTCGCCACATGGCCACCCGGGGCAAGATCGTCAACCTTGCCACCATTGTCTCCCTTGCCGCCGCCATCAATGCCACCATCCACATCTCCCTGGAGGCCAGCAGTGGGAAGGCGTAAGTTAAAGGAGCGCGTCCCATACCCATCCCCAGCTAACCCTAACCCACTAGTTGGACCAGTTGACGCCAAGTCCGCGAGTGACAAGAAATCACGTGACAAGCGCACTGCGACACTCCGTGAGCAAATCATGGCTGCCGAAGCCACTGCTCCCGACAAATCCAACCGCGACCGCGCCGCCGCCGCTGCCAAGGCACGCACCTTATCTCGCCGGTATAAGATCCCATCTAGCATTCGCGACGACATCGGCCTCACCCGGGATGAGATACTATCTAGTGCGCCAGTGTTGGCTGCGGCAGTGCGGCCTCTACCTCCAGTGGAACCCCTGCCACCATCCTGGCGCAAGTACTTCGCGCAAATGTGCCGCTATAGCCAAGCAGTACAATTCCGCCATCGGCTGGCCACCAAGCATGACCTCCCCATCGACTGGTATGATGTGCCAACCAAGGGTGGACTAAGCGATGTATTCAATGCGGTCTTCCTCGACGCCGACGCCGTAGCCATTACATTGGGTATCAGCGACAACGCGGCCACCCGACTCATGACCACCGGCCTGATCCCCAGTTTCAAGGGGCCATCATTGCCTCTCATGACCACTATCCATGACCTCACCACCTACCTATCTATGAATCGCCTCATCGACTGGCGGGTCGTCATGTACCAAGCGGGGTGGAAAGCCGGTCTTGGCGGCATGTGGCGCGACCCATCCAATGGCGAGTACATCCCGCTCACCGCCGCCCTAGCCAAGGTCAAGGAGCGCATTGACGTCAAATTCGGTGCCAAACTCGCCTAGCTGCACGTCGCACATATACATAATGACACATATACCCTATACCTAGTGGGTACTTGACATAGGGTGTCAATAGGTGGTACATTAGTAGGTAGCTGTAGTGTTCCAGTCTGAGTCTAGTTGATGCCATACGAGCCAGGAGTGCCCAGTGGGGGTTAGTTCAGTGATTGGTTCTCACCCTCACTGGCACGTCTGGTTAGTTACTAACTAAGGAGAACCATTCACCCATGTCTACTTCATCTACTGTGCCTGCGGCACCCGGTACTGGCGTTGCACCCAACCCGTCGGCTATCGACCTGTCCAAACTCCTCGTCCGTGGCATGAAGGGGTACCTGTATAGCCCTGTCACTAAACGGATGTACTACATTCACGACCGCAGTGAAGTAGGCCCATCCACCTATGAACGGCCCTGGAGTGTGAACCCCGGCTACGGTTTTGAAACCCCCGTCTACCCATTAAACCCAGTAGATTACCCCACATATAACACCGCTAACGACGTCCTCGCATGGGCACGCGAAATGTGGCCGACCCTGCAATTCGACGTCTACGCCCCGTCACCAGAAGGCTATGTCACCCAGCTCCAATACTGGCTCATCGCCTGGAACGGTGCGGATGTGTATGAGATCTACAGTGCAGGCTGGTGGGCATTTGACCTCGACAAAGACGGTGAAGCCGCCGCCTATGACCAACGCAGTGCCGAGCTACGCCAAGCGGGGTTCTCATTCTAATGGAACCCATCATGCAGTTCTTTGCCTACGAGCACCTGCCTCCCCACCTGCAACTGGTAAGTGCCCCATTCGGCCAACTCGCTGAAACCCTTGTGTCCACTCTCCCCCGCAACCCCGAACGCACCGTAGCCCTACGCAAGTTGTTGGAATCCAAGGACGCCGCCGTGCGTGCCAAGCTCTACCAGGACCCACAATAGTGTATAGTACTCCCTAGGAGCGACTTCCCATGTCAACCAGATCCTCATTGCACGAACCGGCCACCACGGCCATCAACCCCAACCCCGACATCGACGTCAACCGGACCCCCCGCCGTGACGCCAAACCGGCCCCAACCAAACTCGCCCCCTTCCCAGGTATTCGCACCGGCACTGACGAGGACCCGTTCGCCCTGCCGACCCCCCGCGAAGGCGAAGAGACGCCGCCCGTGATGATCACCCAGGACACATCATCCCCCGGTCGCACGATCTCCACCATGTTCGACCCCAAGGATCAACTGGAACCCGTACCCCCGGTCACTCCCCCCGGTGGTGGCACTGGCGAAACCCCGGTAGACACCACAGTGGCCATCTCGTCCAGCGACATCATGGGCCTGTCCACCACCCCCAAACTCCTCGTCCCCGTCCCCGCTGGCGCATCCCTGGAGTTCCTGGGCGCAACCGGTGCGTACACTTTTGGCACAACCCCATATACCGGGGCCGGTAACCTGCAAATCAAATGCGGCGGCACGGTAGTCTCCAATGACGTCCCGGTCACTGCCCTCAGTGGTGGTGCATCTGGCGACGTGACCTTCACTGCCCTCCCCGGCATCACCCTCGCCCCCGACCTCCCCATCACCCTGACCCAAACCGGTGGCTCTCTCACTGGCGGCGACGGCACCCTGTCCCTAGTCGTCAACACCTCTACTCACCTCCCCCCGGCTGGAGACGCCCAGGCGCAGTCCGCCTCTGCCCACGCCGCACCCAAGTCCACTGTGGGCACGTCTCTCTACGCCAGGAAAAACAGATAGTCCATCCCTAGTCAATCGTTCATTCACCTTGGGGCGTGTAGGTTTGTTAGATTTCCTACACGCCCTCTTTTTATTGGTATACTCCACTTTGTTAGTGACTAACCACAGGAGAGGCGCATGACACCCACTTTAGACGAACGTTCTATCGAAACCACCAGTGTCGAATACCCGTCCCGGCCACAGGAAGTCATCGTATTCACGCCTGTCGGCACCGACGTCATCACGGGTATCCCATCACCCGCCCTCTCCAGTTACGACCAACTCACCGACAAGCTCCCATACATACAAATAGGCTTCTACGCAAGTGGACCCAACACCGGTCCCGTCACCATCAACCTCAACAACCTGGGGCCAATACCCCTAACCAAAGTCGCTGGCGTCATCAATGTGCCACTAGAACCCGGTGATATAGCATTACACCAGTACGTCCAAGCCGCCTACTACCCGTGGACGCCGTCGTTTCAGATCATCAATGGCACGGCCGCCAGCGAAGGCGACGTCGGCCCCGCAGGCCCTCCCGGTCCCCAAGGCCCTCCAGGCACCGGCATTGCCATCAATGGAGCAGTGGACACTGTTGGTGACCTACCCCCCACTGGCGACCCCGGTGACGCCTGGGTAGTGGAAAACACTGGCCACCTCTGGGTCTGGGACGAGGATACTCAATCCTGGGTAGATAGTGGTCTCATCCAGGGACCCCCCGGCGTACCCGGCCCAGTTGGCCCTCAAGGCCCTCAAGGCACACCCGGCACCAATGGCGTACAAGGTCTCCCTGGTCTCCCCGGCCTAGAGGGTGAAACTGGCCCCCAAGGTGACCCCGGTCCCCAAGGCCCCACTGGCCCCCAAGGTGTCGTCGGCCCACAGGGCGCTCAAGGTGTCAAAGGCGACACCGGCACTCCTGGCGAATCGACCTCGACGTTTCATTATAGAGTAGACGCCAATACCGTCATCCCATCTGACCCCGGCCCCGGTTACATCCGCTACAACGTCGCCAACCAACCCACCGCCACTGCCATCTACATCGACCTCCTCACCAGCGACGGCTACGACGTACTCACCTACTTCCAACTCATGTCTCCTGGTGACGAGTTCCTCATCGTGGACCGTTACAATGCCTCCTCTGCCCAGAGTTGGTCACTAACTTCTCCCGTCATCGTCAACCCCGGCTGGTTCACCGTCCCCGCGACCTGCATCAGTGGACTCTCCTTCCCACATAACACCCAACTCTCGATCCAGGTATTGCCACAGGGCAGCATGGGACCCGCAGGCCCACAAGGCATCCAAGGTGTCCCCGGTCCCACCGGCCCAACTGGTCCCACCGGTCCACAAGGCATACAAGGTGTCCAGGGCGTCATGGGTCCCACTGGCCCAACCGGCAACATCGGACCCGCTGGCCCCATGGGCGAAACCGGTGCTACCGGCCCCCAAGGCGTACAAGGCCCCCAAGGCGTCAAAGGCGACACCGGTCCCCAAGGCCCCATTGGCAACACCGGCCCCACCGGCCCCCAAGGTCCCCAAGGCGAGGGCCTCAATATCCAGGGCACCGTCGATAACGCTGGCCAACTCCCGCCCACCGGCTCCCCTGGTGACGCATGGGTCGATGAATCCACTGGCCACCTATGGGTATGGGACGCCGCATCCGGCACCTGGATCGACGCCGGTAACGTCACTGGCCCACAAGGCGAACCCGGCCCCGTTGGCGCAACCGGTCCCATTGGCCCACAAGGCATACCCGGTCCCACTGGCCCCCAAGGCATCCAGGGCATCCAAGGTCTCTCCGGGCCTGTCAACACCATGGATGAAGGTGTCGGCTACCCGCAGAAGACCTATCTCAACTTCGTCGGCGCTGGCGTCTCCCTGTCCGTCAACGACCCCAACGGCAGCATCGACGTCACTATTCCCGGTGCTACTGGTGGACACGTAATCCAGGACGAAGGCACGCCGCTCACGGCCCGTACTGCTCTCAACTTTATTGGCGTGGGTGTCACCGCCGCTGACGACGCCGCCAACAACCGCACCAACGTCACCATCACCGGCGCTGGCCAAACCCCCTGGACGCAGGATATCTGGGCGGCTAACTTCAATCTCGGTGGAGTCAAGGGTATCGGTGTCGGTGCGGGGGCGAACCCGGTTATTGCCGCTGTCTACGTGCAAACCGCAGGCAGTGGCGTCGCTGGATTCCGCCACTTCGACTCGGCCACTACCGGTGCTGGCAGCATCATCATTGGCAACGACCTTGGCCACCTGGGTGGTCTCATATTCGGCGGATCTCTACTGGCCACCACTGGCCTTCGCGACATCCTCTCCTTCTACACCCAGTCGGCCACGCCTATCATCTTTGCACCGCAGGAAGTCGAACGTGTCCGCATTGCGGCAGATGGCAAGGTAGGCATTGGCTGCACCCCGTTTAGTGAACAGCTTGAAGTCCGTGGCGACGTCCGCTTCAAAGGCCCGACCTCCAGTACGTTTCTATTCATCGACACTACGGGGGCCGCTGGCAGCACCGCTATATTCTTCCAGGCGGCAGGCGTGGCCCGTGGCAACATAACCGCCGGTAGTACCTCAGTTGCACTATCCAGCAACACTTACCTATCTCTGCAAACCGGCTCTACCCCAGCCGAACGGGTCCGCATCACTGCCGCTGGCCTTATGGGCATTGGCAAAACCCCATCCACTTACCGCCTGGAAGTTAGCGGCGACATCGACATCACCGGCGTCTATCGTGTCAACGGCACCCCAATAGGTACTGGTGCCGTAGCCAGCGTATTTGGCCGTACCGGTGCCATCGTGGCCACTGCTGGGGACTACACTGCGGCGTTAGTGACTAACTCCGTTTCCACCCTCGGCAGTTACGCCGACCCGGCCTGGATCACCAGCTTGGCCTATGCCAAGATCACGGGCGCACCCGCAGCGACTGGCCAGACGCCTTGGCTCACCGATATCAACGGCAACGGCAAGATCCTCTACAGTGTCGCTGCCATAGGCATCCAGGTAGCCAGCCCACAGGTTGCCCTACAAATAGCCGGTCAAATCTGGTCAACCGCCGACACAGTCATCCTGGAATATGCCGCCCACAGTGCCGGTTACGGGCGGGTAGGATGCATGAGCTTTCACCCGTTGACACTCTGGACTAACCAATTGGAGCGGCTGCGGGTCACTGCTGATGGCAAGGTGGGCATCAATCACAACAACCCATCCGCCCAACTGGACGTTGTCGGAACTGTCAGGCACTCCATCCCATTACCCACTCCTGGTGTAGTCTTCCCCGGCTCGTCTATGACTCATGCCGGTTCAATGGTCCCGGTCACCGCAGGCAACGACTACGCGCTGCATGAGGTAGCGGTATACGCGGGGAACCAAATCGGCCTCAACACCCGCGTCCGGGGCATCACCACCGCCGACACTTGGAGTAATGTTGCACTCGGCCTTAGCTTCGATGTGGACGCCACCATCGGCGCAGGCGGTCAACTGTGGTTCTACCAGGGGTATCTGGGCGTCAAGAAAAACAACCCGGCCTACTCACTCGATATCGCTGGTGATTGCAACGTGACCGGAGCCTTCCGCATCAACGGCGTCCCACTTAGTACCGGCGGCGGCTCCCAGACCCCGTGGACGAGTGACATCGAGGCGGCTACCTTCTCCCTCAGAAACGTGGGCGACATCTATGTCTCCAATACGGCTGCGGTCAGTGCTGCGACGTTCCGCATAGATGGTTATGCCGACACGCTGTACCTTGTAACTTCTGGAGGAAACGGCGGTCAAATCGTTTTCCATACGAATAGCGCCGACCGCATGTCGATAGACGCTGCTGGGAACGTGGGCATCGGCGCACCGACCAATGTCTCCGCGAGGCTCGTCGTTGCCACTGTGGGTGACCGTGTTCTGAATGTGCGTGGCGACCCAGCTTCATTCGGAATGCCAGCCGGTCTGCTCGGCCCGATACTTCAAGGCGTAAACGCTGCCCAGAGTGCCACGCAACCCATAACGCTATTCGGCAGTCCTTCTATCAATTTGATGGGTGGCCCTGTCGGCGCTGGCTGCACTAGCCCACAAAACTACACTGGTGCGGGGCTGGTGGTCATCAATGGTTCCCCCACCGGGGGTCCATCGACGGCCACTCAACTTATTATTGGGGAAGGCTCCTTCAATGCAGGCTACTGCTTGCGACTCGGTTTTGCTCATAACAGTGATGGGATATGGAAAGGCAGTATCCAGAACTGGCACGCGGGTGGGGGCGGCTCGCTTCTGCTGAACCCATTAGGGGGCAGTGTCGGCATCGGCACGTCCACGCCATTCTCCAGGTTTAGTTTTGGCAACGCCGATCCTAGTGTCAACTGTCGCATCGCCTTCTTTGAAAGTCCAGATGGAACGAGTTTCCGCGGCATCGGCATGGCAAACCCGTCTTCGGGTAGCTGGGGAGTGGGGATTTGGGCCATCTCAAGCGGCCCTGCGCCGCTTAACACGAACACTTCATTGTTCGTGCATGACAGCGGCAATGTTGGCATCGGTACGGGGACCAACGTACCGCAAGCGAAGCTCTCGACCGGATCTAACTTAGCTCCTATCAAAGTTGCGACTTACGACGCTGGCGACGGCACTGGCTTCGGTATCGGCGTGGCGTCTGGCGTCATGACCTTTGGGGCGGGCATCAACATAGCGTCAGGTGTGCCTAACATGACCCTCGCCTCCGGCGGGAACCTCGGCATCGGCATCGGCGCTGCTGGGTCTGCGCATCGGCTGTCAGTGATCCCAACGGCGGGTGTTAATACCTTCGCGCTGGCATCGCAGCAAGTGAAAATCGGTGAGCCATCCAACATTGCCGGATATGCCCTGACTATTGGGTATGGGGCACCAAGTGGCAGATACGGCGGCATGATCCAGGCATGGGACAACGGTGCAGTGGGAACGTTGTACCTGAACCCCTCAGGAGGCAATATCGTCATGGCGAATTCGGCAGCCTGGGGAGCAGACACCGCGAATATGCCGCTTGGGACAATGATGATCTACTACAATCATACGGACGGTCGATTGTACTTCTACGTTAAGAGAACTGATTCCCAAACAATAAGACAGACTAACTTGTTATTGACATAGAGAAAGAAGGTTCCAATGACTTATACAGAGAGTTCCGCCTTGATGTCGAATATGGACTTTCAAGGCCGGGTCAAGGTGGCAGTATTGAAGTTCGCCAGTTCCATCATGGTAGAGGATGGCACTGTGCCTGCACATAATACGCGGGAACGGTGGGCAGTGAATGCCATGCAGAACCCGCAGATGGTGGCGTCCCAAATAACCCCTGGTGTCGTCATGGACCCCGCCGTGCAGCAGGACGGGGCCGCAGTGACAGACGCCGCATTGCAAGCCGCTACCGAGGCAGTCGTAAATAACTTATTGTAGTAATCACAGTTAGTAACTAACCAAGGAGAACAGGACAACCGTGCAGTCGATCAACCTACCCTATTACCAGCGTGTCATGATATGGAACATGCTGGGCAACTACCAAGCGCCCAATCTAAAGGAGGCCAGTGTCTATCTACGCATTATCGAGAAAGTGCGCCTCACTGACCAGGAACAGCTAGACAGCGAGTTCACCACTACTGGCCAGCAGTATGGGTGGCGTCTGCCCAGTGCCGACTTTGGGACCAAGGAGATATCACTCGAAGGGGAGGAGGCGAAGGCGCTGGCCACCAGCATCGAGGCCATGACGCCCGTGCGGGTTATAGATGCCGAGTGGTTATCAAACCTCGTCGCCGAGCTGAAAAACCCTATATCAGCATTGGAGTTAGTCACTAACTAGAGGCAAAACAGTAACGTTACAATACGCCGTCTCTCACTTTGCTGTTGACATCCCGTGTCAGTATCGTGTACTCTACAGCCTAGAGGAGTACCACACATGCCCAGCACGATGGACATGAACGAGCGCACCCTGTATCTCGGCCTCAAGCCCACCGGCACCAAGGCCGAGAAGTACAGCGCCGAGCGCAAAGAGGCCAAGCGTGCGTCTACGTCCAACGCCTCCAATGTTCGCATCACGGACAAGGAGAATCTTGCGACCAAGACCGAGAAGGTGCATGAGGCCCTAATGGAAGAGTCCCGCGCCAAAGCCAAGAAGCCAAAGTCTAAGGGCAATGGCGACATGGAGTCCTGCGGGGGCATGTACGAGTACTGCGAGATCGAGGCAATTACGCCAACTCACGTCGCCTACAAACAGGGGCCTGACCTTTACGGGAGAACATACATGTATGATGTTGGCACCGGAGAGGTTGAGCTAGGACCCAAAATGGTGGTTCATCAGGAACTCGTTTTTGGTAAGAACGCCTAGTTAGTGACTAACAAGATGCCGCATCCATCCTGTATCGTCTGCGGGGCCACAGTGAACAGACCCGCCAACAAAACCTGTTCCATCTCCTGTCGCATGATCGCCTTGGGGCGGGGTAACAGCCGTCCCAAGGTGGCCATGACCTGCGACCACTGTGCCAAACCCTTTCACGTCCAGCCCAGCCGCCTCACCCACCAGAATGTGCGGTACTGCTCCCGCCAATGCTTCGATGACGCCCGTGCCGCGTCTTATAGCACCACCTGTGCCAAGTGCGGACAGGCTAAAGGGCCGGGTGAGTGCCAGGATTGCCGCAGCAAGCGTAGGAGAGCCAACAACCGTACCCCGGACTCGCGGCGGCTGGTAATGATCGACAGCGCCAAGAAGCGTGACCTGCCATATCGCCTCACCCGCGAACAGTTCATGTCGTTCTGGCAGAAGCCCTGCACCTACTGCGGGGATGCCATCGAGACCGTTGGCCTGGACCGGATCGACAACGCCAAGGGTTACGTCATAGGTAATGTGACCCCGTGTTGTGGCACCTGCAACGCTATGAAATCAACTCAGTCCATGGATGAGTTCCTGGACCGTTGCCGCCGTATCGTCAAGCAGTTTACAGGGGTTGTATCATGTTGACATGGCGCTGAAGCTACGCAATAATAGACAGGGGAACGGGAACGCCACGGCCACTGCCGTCAACGGTATCGACCATACTGCCGACAGCATCCCTCCTGGGCAACCTGTTCCCTTTGGCCCCCCGTGGACCCGCCTTGTTGACGACTTCGCCGCCGCCTACCCCCCGACCAGCGACAACATCGACGAGTACATTGCCGCCGTAGCCATCCGCTTCGCCATCCCCGAGATCGAGCTATCCAATTACATCCGGTCCCGCATACGCAAGGGCCAACTTATTGCCCGGGCGACCATGGAACGGGCCATGTATGTTAAAGCCCAGGAGGCGGCGGCACTAGTAGGTGTACGCATTGCCAAGGCATTCGCAGTGATAGATGATGGGATGAACGCCGAGAGGGTAACCTATGATCGCGAGGGCAATGCCCACTTCACCCCGGATCACCGTACCCGCATTACGGCAGCGGCCAAACTCCTTGACACCCTAGGGGCAAATCACCCCAGCAAGGCCATTGTCGAGCATGAGATAGGTGATAAACTTGCCGCCCTGTCCACCGATGAGTTGCGCCTACGTCTCGTAGAACTGGTGCAACAGGCAGGCGGTACGTTACGTGCCTCTGGGGTCAAAGGTATAATTGACGTTTCACCCCCAGTTAGTGACTAACCGCAATGGCCACCACTCCCCAATTCACCCCGCTCCCCAACTTAGCTAATGTCAAACTCGCCGCCGACATCGCGGAACTCACCGATGAGCTAATCTTCCGCGAGTCCAATATCAACACCCCAAAGTCGGCCATGTTCTGGCTCCGCAATGGCACCCGTACCGTAGACGAGCAGGACGCCAACAGTCGCAAGCCCTTCCCGCTCTCGCCCTACTTCGACTACATCGCCGCCGACATGATGGTGCGGCCACCCAAGGGTGAGTCACTCATCCATGCGACATACAAGTCTCGCACGTTGATGATGTCGTGGACCGCCGCCGGGTTAGCGGCTCATATGATGGCGACTCAACCCGACACCCGTGTCATTGTGCAATCCGCCGACCAGCCCCGCGCCGCCAAGATCATCGAGAAGATCAAGGTCCTGTTGATGAACAGCACTGACAGGCTAAAGGGTAAATGGCTTGGCGACCTGACCCTGGACCTGTTCAGCCAGTCCTATGCCGAATGCAACCTCCCCAACGGCTCCAGTGCCGCCGCCTTTGCCTCTGGCAGTGACAAGATCCGCTTCGAGCACGGCACCATCTACATCTTTGACGAAGCATCCCTGGAGGACGAGTTACTCGAATGTGTCACAAATGCTCTCGCCGCCAAGACCCCATATATCTGGCTAATAGCCACAGCGAAACCCGGCCCCCTGAACGAGATCTGGAAGGAATGCAAGCAGATCCCGTGGTCATACAACCCACTTCTACACCAGGACTCGTACTCCTACACTCACCTTTTCGACCATGGCAGTCTTGCACAAGTTGGACTATCTGGACTACTGGTACCCACCCCGGGGATGAGCAATGACGTCAGTGGGCCAATACCGGGGTTGACAAAGCACCTCTCGCCCCAAGGGTGGGTATTCATTCGCGTCCACTACAGTTGCGACCCCTCCATGCGGGACCCGGTGAAGTTGAAACGGGTTGCCAAGGTATTTGGTGGCATGGGATCGCCCATGTGGAAGCGCGAGATGGAGATTGATGCAGAGGCCCTCGGTGGCGCATTAGTTCACCCCAAATACAGTGAGGCCATCCATGTCATCCCCGATAAATCCATACCCGAGCACGGCTGTCTCTTTATGTCCATTGATCCTCATCCACGTACCGAGCACGCTGCCCTTTGGATGCTCGTTACTCGCGAGTACGACTTCTATTTCTATCGAGAGTCCTGGCCATCGAATGTTTATGGTACTGGTAGACGGCTCCGTGACGAGGATGAGTGTAACCGTTACACCGTGCGTACCTACGCCGAGTACATTGCATTCGTAGAGGGTAACGAGATAGTGGCCACCAACCCCGGTACCCCCTATGAAATGTACCAGTACACTCATCGCGATGGTGGCGAACGCATCGTATCTCGTCTTATGGACCAAGCAGGCAAGGGGTTTCGCATTAGTGGCGAGGGCACACCCGATCTCTTCATCTATGACGAGTACCGCAAGTATGGGATCTATTGCCAGGACCCGCGTAAGTCACATGCGGTTGGTAATGACAAGATCGACGAGCTACTGGAACCCAAACCCTGGCGTCATACTACTAGGCCCAGGTTATTTATCGCCGAATCCCTACTTGAGTTGCGTGCCGAGTTCCGTAATCACCGCTACGCCACGACATCGACGTCACTCGCCAAGGACCTCAACCAGCGTGTATCGCAGTTCCGTACCCACATGCTGGACAATACCCGGTATCTCCTTAGTGGTAACATATTCTACACCGAGATGATGGCATCGAACCGTTACCTCATCTCCAACCAGTTCTCCTCGCCGCAACAGCTAGTTAGTCACTAACAAGGAGTCGCCATGACCGAACAAGATCGCATCGACGTCGCCGGGGGCGGACCCTATGTCCCCAGTGGCAACGTAGACTTCTCCCAAGGTGACCACGATGACGACCGCGCCCGTAACATGGACGACCGTATTCATCGTAGTGAATCCTGGCTGGAGAATC